CTGACGGACTGACGGATATTCATTTACCCTTTTGGTCAGCTTATCTGTCTACCGCAGGACACCTTACGCCGTCAATCTTCGGATGATAAACGGCGTCAGTAACAATCTGATGTTAGCATTGGTAGAGTATTATCGAGATAGAGATAAGATAAATTATTTGCGATTAGTCGAATCATATGCACAAAAAGTAGGTATTGAGCTTAAGAATGGTTATCCAAGAGTAGAAATAATAAATGAAAAGCAGAAAAGTGAAATCTCAGGGGCAACTCCTATTATTATATTAAAGGTGTTGCCCCCCAAATTTCACTTTTTGAAAGAAGAAGAAAAATCATATTATGCAATTTATTTGACAGAAAAAATAAAGAAGACTAAAACTGTAAAGACAAAAGAGGGAAAAGAACAAGTTGTTGTTTATGAAGTTGTCAATACTAAAACTGGTAAGAGAGATCTACTAAGGAACTTTGACTTCAGTGAGCTAATGAATAGTTGTAAATTATTTAGTGAGTTTGCTAGGGGAGAAAGATGGTGTTATCATAATGAGCTTTTTGGGATGGCGACAAACCTTTGTCAAATAAAAGGTGGAGGAGACACTTTTATTAAGGTAATATCAAATGAATTCAATGAGAAATATGATAGTTACACAGATAGAGATTGGGGATATTATGTAAATTATATCCAGAAACAAGATTATATACCCCAACAATGCGCCAATTTCTGCCCATATGCCAACGAGTGCAACCATGCTAAAAATATGATACTGACAGCTAAAACAAAAAGGAACACAATTGTCGAATTATCTAATAAAACTAAGTATGTATCTCTATCAGAAGCTGAAAAGGATTTGCAGGATACATTCGAAAAATGCCAATCAAGCATGGACAGTAAAATTCATGTAGCTAAAGGCCAAACTGGTATGGGAAAATCTTACACCTACATAAATTACCTTAAAAAAACGGTTAAACCATGTATTGTAGCCGTTCCTACAAACAAACTAAAAGATGAAATATATAATAAATGCATTGAAGATGGTTGTAACATAATGAAAACACCAACTCTTCCATCCGATCTGCCAGATGATATAAAGCAAGAAATCGAGCGATTATACTCCATAGGTACTGCTTCGATGGCAGGAAAATATATCAGAACAATTGCTAAAGGAAAAGGACTTACAAAACTGATTGAATATATTGATCAGTTGGAATTAGTGAATAAATTCCCAGGACATATAATAACAACTCATTCGAGACTTTTGTATTTTAATGATGATCAAATTCAGAGCCACGACATAATAATTGATGAAGATATTATGAAGACGCTGCTACAGGTGAAAATAGTTAGTATTAAGGATCTTTTGAAAATCAAAACATTAAAGTACATATCTTGGGTTGATAAAAATGAAGTGGATAATAAATTCAATGAAATATTTTCAAAGAATGACTACCAGACATTTATTAAGACAAAACCAATTTCACTAGAAAACATGGAGAACTTTGAAACACAAATTGCCATGCATGGAAGTGAAATTAATAGCAATGTGATGGGATTTTTGAAGTGTACCGTAGCTTATCGATATAATCCTGACAAGGAAAAGATGGAGATTAAGGGTTCTTTTAGTGATAGTGACATGATTCGGTATCTTGTGAAACAGAACCTACCAGATAAAAAAATTATTATCTTGAGCGCTACAGCAGATGAAAATGTCTATAAGCGAATGTTTGGTGACAAGGTGGTATTTCATTATTGCAAACAGGCGAAATATAAAGGAAAATTAATTCAATACCCACAGAAAAGTTATAGTCGAGATTGTCTGAAAAATGATAAGGAATCATTCGATAAAATAAAGGAAATCGTTGGAGAAATACCAATGATTACTTTTAAGGCTTATAAGCTCAATGAAAATGATTTGAACTACGGGAATACTGAAGGGCATAATTGCTATGAGGGGAAAGATATAGCGGTTGTGGGAACTCCACATTTAAATGAGACTGTTTATAAGATGTTTTCTCTGGGTCTTAATATTGACATAACGAATGATGAAATGAAATATCAGGAAATAGAGCGAAACAATTTCAAATTCTGGTTTATGACTTATGTGGATGAAAATATAAGAGACATACAACTATGGTTGATTGAAAGCGAATTGGAGCAAGCCGTGGGCAGAGCAAGGTTATTGAGGAATAACTGCTCTGTTTTTTTGTTCAGCAATTATCCAATTCAACAAGCTGAGTTTAGGTATTTATAGATAAAAATACTGGGAGTGGCTGAGTGCAGCTCCCCTTTTTGATTCTCAATTTAAGGGAAAATAATATCAATTGGATTGAGCGTATAACCAATGTACAGATATTGTTCGCCTCGTTTTCCCTTTGTTTATTTGCAGATAAGGGGACATATTGCCAAATGGGGTGAATGGTACTGTGCATTGATTATGCGTTCAATCCAACAAACAATGAAAGAGGTAAAAAAATGAATGATAAAGATAAAACAAACAATGTATTTGGATTAACAGTATTTAACAATGGACAGTTTGAGGTAAAAGTAAGAGAAGTAAACGGACAACTAGAATTTGAGATTGATGGGATTGCTAAGAGTTTAGGCTTTATTCAAACTCAAAATAAAAAGGGTAAAGAATATGTTTCTTATAGATGGGAGACTATTAATGGTTATTTGGAAGGATTTGGTTTCCCCAACATTGTGGGGAAAGGTGATTTCATCCCGGAAGCCTATGTTTATCTATTAGGAATGAAAGCATCTAATAATACAGCAATAGATTTTCAGAAGTGGATGGCGTTTGATGTAATTCCTTCTATTAGAAAACATGGATGTTTCATTGGAGAAAATGCAGATGTAGATTACATAGATAATGAGGTTAGATTTTCCACAAAAAGAACCATTAAGACTTTTGCCACAGCCAATGTATTAGAATTAAATTCATTGTACGAAGAGTTTAAAGCCTATATGACCAGTGAATACAAATATAGGACAGATGTTAGGATTGCTAGATATAAGAGCGTAGAGAAGGGTTTGGAGCTACTACATGACGATATAGCTAAAAAAGACATATCAAGAATTGGTGATTGCTATAATATTAGATTGCTACAAAAACAGGTTATCTTAGATAGGACTAAACTAGAGAAAAAGTCATTGGGTGGCGACAAAGCCGGAAAGACGAAAAAGATTATGGCATTACAAGACAGATTAGATTCTCTAGATCCTGACTTTGAGGATACAGAGGATCATGAAGGGGAATAAGAGGGTTGGATAGAAGGGTACTGACAATGACAGTATGAGAGGGATGCGGTAACTTACCATGTCCTTTTAATTATTGAGACAGGTTTCCCCTTACTTCGCAAGGGAGTTGTGAGATGATTAGGTATCTGGTGATAGACAGTTATAATATGAAAGAAGGATGGATTTCAGTTGGATGTAGTGGCTACAAATGAGGATCATGTTATCAAGGTCAAGGAGATGTTTAGTAATTACCAACAGGTTTTCGGTTTTGAACATATAGAACCTAGTTTTACACTGAAAATAACTAATTCTATTCAAGATGATATCTATTTTTATTCATCAAAAGAAGATAAGATCTTAATGGACAAATATGGATTAACAAGTAGTCCAAATGGAACTGTAATTTTACCTAGCGATACGAACCTTCATTTTGTTGTTTTAATTGATGAAATACAGTTCTTTGAGGATGAGGCTGATCCATATATTCACACAGTTTTTCATGAATTCACGCACTTATACGATTATTACTTTTATTGCATGGACTTTGGAAATGTGCATCTTTTGAGCAACGAAATTAAAAATATTAAATATTTCTGGGATATATATTATTGGTCAGAATTTCATGCTAAGAGAATCGGTTCATACCTGTATATTAAATACTTAGAGGAAAAATTCAAAGTGGCTGGTATTAAGCTAGACTTCCAAACTGAAAATTTGGTCGACAATATTAACCGATCTAAAACAATGTTTTTTCAGTTTCAGGAAGCATTTACGGAATTGATGTCATATTTGGGTCGGCTAAGTGTTTTTCATGAAAACTCTACCATTTGCCCTGATCCTAAATTCCCGAAAGACTTCTTAATTCAAACTTTTGGGGAAGAAATTTTCGACCTTTATGCTTTGCTTTTAGACATGAATGATTATCAAACCGCCAAAAATAGACTTATTGATTTCAAGGATATAAAAGATAGGATTCTTAGAAACAAGTTTTGATAAACTAAAACAAAATGCAGTGCGCTATTTATTCTTTTTAAATGTAGTTAGAAAGTATGACGAATATTAGATAAACAATATATATAGCAGAAGTGATAAGGTGGGACCTGTCGGAAATGATGGGTCTTTTTGTTTGTTAATAAATAAATAAATGTTACATGTTGCATATTTATGTGTGAGTGTAACTAAAGAAAGGGAATGATTTACAATGGAATTAGATAAAAGAAAGATTGATGCTATTGAGCTATTAATCGAAGGAGAAAAGACAAGAAAGAATATAGCGGAACTTGTTGGTGTTCAAAGGAAGACATTATATGAATGGTTTAAGAATAAGGAGTTTGTTAGCGAATGGGACAGACGCATACATGAAATCGAACACCTTACTCAAAAAGGATTCAATACTAAGCTTGAGATGGCAAAGGATAAACTATGGGAAATCATTTGTTCAGAATCAGATATTAGAACAAGAGAAAAGGCTTTAGAATATTGGATAAATCGTGGACTCGGGACTCCTACAAGCAAAATAGAGCAGACTGTCAATGACAATACCAGTGTTGATAGTAATGTATTAGCACATCTATATGCCAATGACACTGAAGAATAATATCCAATAACTTACAATAAATGTACGCGACCCATGGACTTTTGAATAAAAATGCTCCTTTTCAACTAACTAATAATAGAACAAATGCTACAACCCTTGGGAGAGTAGGGCTGTAGAGTTTAAACGAATGTGACACAACAGGAATGTGTAACATTCAGATTAATTGAGGATAGATTTGAATTAATGTTCAATGCTCTGACAGGATGGATTCAGCCTGAAAAAAGATAAATAGCATAGCAAAAAAGGTAAGGGTATGCAAGAGATTGTATGCTCTTATTTGTTTACCCCGCCACTTCCTTTTGGGGTTGACAAAACGATCTCCCAGAGTAACCTACGCAAGGTTTCGCACAAAATTTTAAAAACCAAGGATGTGATTAAAATAAGAGAAACATTAACCATAGAACAGCAACAAGAACTCAAAGACCTTGAATTATTAAGAAAATATCTTAAAAAAAGTCTAATGGCTCGTGGATATACGAGTAGCAAAGCATTGACTAAAGTAAAAGAAATATTAACATCCACTGAGAATATTTTTGGGTATCATGGGCTAAGTTGGGAACTAGGAAAATATTCAATTGAGTATTTCTGCCTTCACTATCTTTCTAATATCTTTTTAGGAGAAGATTTAGCCGAACTAGCCCCAATTCACTATGAATTGTGGTCTGATGTCAATGATATTATATTAAATCAAAAAATTGACCAAAGGGGATATATTCTGCCACGCTCCGTAGGGAAGAGTAGCTTCGGTACACTAGCTACAAGCGTTTGGAGTTCTGCATACGCACATAAGAAGATGATAGTAATATTTTCCAGTACAAATAAACTGGGTAAAAAATTTTTAAATCAAATTAAGGAAACCATTCAAGGTAATAAAAAAATTGAACAATCTTTTGGAAAATTAATTGATACAAAAAATAGAAATTTTAAAGTCAATGAAGATGTCATTCAATTGACAAATAATGTATGTCTTGAAGCTTATGGCTCTGATAGCGAAATTAGAGGGATAAAGAATGAAAAATTAAACCTACGCCCTGACCTTATGATTTTAGACGATTTCCAAAATTCGGAAACAGATGTTAAGACAGAAAGCGGTAGGGATAGTAAATGGGAGAGATATTCATCCTCTATTAAATTCTTGAAGCAAAGAACTAAGTATAATGCTAAAGGAGAAATAGTTATAAAAGGCACAGTTGTTTTGGCCTACGGTACAATTCAACATAAGGAAGATTTTTACATGAGATTGTATAATTCTATCACATGGAGCTTTAGGGTTGAAAAAGGCATCTTAGTTGATGACATAGATAAATTGTTTAATAGTCCTAAGTGGCTAGAATTTAAAGCAATTTTATCTGATGCAACCTTACAAAGTGATGAAGAAAGAATTTACAAATCAAGAGAATTTTTTATGGATAATAAGGAAGAAATGGATTATCCGGTTATTTGGGAAGCCTTTTGGGATAAAGTTTCTCTCGCCAAAGAATTCTACGAAAATCCTGAAAAATTCAAGCAAGAAATCCAAAATGACGTTGATTCCATAGGCAAGTTATGGGTTGAAAAAGTTACAACTATCAAAAGAGCCAAAATGGAAGAACTTAAATTTGTTAAAACTGCAATGTCAGTGGATCAAAGTACAGGAAATACAAAATCAAGTGATTTTACGGCGATAACCATTGGAAGCACTTATAACGATCAGTATTATATCAGACGAGGTATATTGGAGAAATTTGATTCCGTTACTGAATTTGAAATATACATAAATGAGCTGGTATCTTGCCTTAAAAAATATCCTATTACAGATGTGTTCATGGAGAAAAACGTCTTTAAAGGGGTGGATGCCACTCGTCTGGAGCAAGAAATTGCAAAAGATAAAGAGTTAAGCAAAAGGAAAATAGAAGTTCATTTAATCTATAATACAAAAAATAAAGATGACCGTATTTCAACAATTACAAGCAAAATTTCAAATGAACAGGTAATATTTGCAGAGGAAGATGAAGATTATTGGAGCCAGGTTAAAAGCTTCAAGGGTCAGTTTTACTCCGAAAATGACGATGCGATTGATAGTTTAGAAATGCTAATAAATAATATTGACTCCATCGAAATCAAGAAGCCAGGGACCATCTACTGCATGGATAAAAGTGCAATTGGATGGAATTTATAGGACAGGAGGGCTGAAACATGGATATTTTAAGAGATGAACAATTAGTCATGACCAATGGCACGTTAACAACAGACATCCAGTTTGATACCAATGTAAATATTGGCGGTAATCTAAATACAGACCTTTTAAAAAGGTACTACATGGAATTCTCCATCAGAAAAATGGATTATATGAAGATGAAACAATATTATAATGGAATTCTTCAGGACATTGATTATAATTACACAAAAATAAACGAAAGGGCAAATTTTCGTTCTAAACGAAATTATGTCGGCAAATTCGTGGATAATGAGACTTCATATGTAATGGGCAATCCCATAAATTACATATCTATATCCAATGATGATGCCGTTGTAAATGAAATAGAATATGATTTATGTCACTGGAAAAAGAAACATAATATTGATCTATGCAATACTCTGGGAATTTATGGAGATTTATACGAACTTTATTATGTAAATAAAACCACTGGAGACTTTGATTCCTTGATATTGAATCCTAGCGAATCGTATCTAATGGTGGACGAATATGATAAACCCATATTATTCTTTAGGGAATACTCAAAGATGTTTGAAAGTAAGAAATACATAGATGTTTATACACCAGACTCAATATATTACCTAAATGACCAGTTTGAGGAAATTGCACCAAGACAGGTTAATATTTTCGGAGAAATACCGTTAGGTTTTGGCTCAATTGATAAGACTGTTTATGACAAAATTAAGAATTGTCAAGACGAGTATAATATTTGCAATAGTGACCAAATAAATTTATTAAGCGACCTTCGTTTTTTCTACTTACTAGTATATGGAATCGATCCAAACGATGAGAAGAATAAAACAATGGTTCAAAATATTAATCAAAATTCTATTATGTTTTTGAATGGTGATGCTAAGATTGAAAAATTAGAGAAAAATATTAACGATTCCTTTCTTCAAAATGTTAGAACAAATATTAAAGATTCCATGTATGAATTAGCTGGTCATATCAACCTACAGGAAGCTCCTCCGTCAAATACTTCAGGTGAACAAATTGTAAACAGAATGCTCGATTTAGAATTTAGGTGTGGCTTATTATCTGCTACGTTGCAAGATGTTATTAGGCAACGAATTAGATTTTTATTTAAGTATAAAAATATTAAGGATGGTATCCAAAGGGATTGGAAGGATTTATCAATCAAAATAACACCAAATATCCCCAAATCGTGGACAATCATGGCTAATGTTATTAGTCAATTGAGTGCAGCAGGTGCACTTAGTAAGGAAACAATGATATCTTTATTACCTTTAGACCATAGCCCACAAGTGGAATTAGAGAAAATAAGAAAAGAGCAATCTGAGGAAGAAATAATAAATTTAGATAGTATTCCAGTTGATAATACTAATACGCAAGTTGATAAGGTAGGAAATACAAATGGATAAGGAGCAGGAAAAGAAGCTACATGATGCCATGATAGCTTTATTTTTATTGATGCTGAAATACTCCACCAAGATAAATCCATTATTGAGTTTGTTTAAGTCTAATAGGGATATTGTGAAGGCAGCGGTTAACAAAATCTATGCAACATATACCAAAGACAATCGATTAATCATGAATTCGAAACAGATTACTGCCGAATTGAAAAGGCTAGAGCCAATGCTCAAGCAGATCGGTAATGATTTGATGCTCAAGGAAAAGGATTTGCTAAGTTCAATGTTACCTATGGTTTATGGCGAGACCTATTATCGAACCTATTATGAGTTGTCAAAAGGTACGAGTTTAAATGTAAAAAGGTTAACTGATAGCATAATCAATAAATCCATCAATCAAAAAATAGAAGGTAGAACTGCATTTGATAGGAACAAGGACAACAAAACCAAATTCATTTCCAAGGTTAATAGGGATTTAAAGGAGCAATTAAGAAAGGGTGTGTCTATAGAGAAGGTTAATAAAACTATAGACAAAAACTTCAATACTGGCGCTTCATTCTCTCATCGACTCATTGGGAATGAGATTATAAGAAATTTTGGTAATGCTCAGAGGGAGGTGTATGCGAATGCAGGAATTGAACTAGTCCTATTTAGTGCTGTCTTGGATGATAGGACTACAGAATTATGTTGGTCATTGGATAGCAAGATCTATCCTTTAGGTGAAGCACCTGAACCACCACTTCACATATGGTGTCGCTCAATGATTTTGCCCCTAATACCTAAATGGAATGACAAACAGAATAATGAATCATGGGATACATTCATGAGTAGGCAAGACATCTAAACAATGTCTTCTTTATTTGTCTTTTTTCGGAATTTACAGACGTTAAAGAATAAATTTACTAAATATATGAACTTAATAGGGCTTAGTTGAACTATTGAGGGCAGAAGGAGATAGAAAATAATGGCAATTGAAAACTTAGATGAGGTCAAGGCATACCTAGAATCGCAAAAAGATAGTAACGAAGAAGTCAAAAACTACTTGCAAGGGTTAAATACAATATCACTTGATGGGGTTAAAAGCTTCTTAGAGACAAGTGAGGAAGGTAAACAATATCTTGGAAGTTATGCCGATGCTAGAGTTACCCAAGGCATCGAAACTTTCAAGCAGAAAAATCTTAGTAGGTTAGTTGATGAAGAACTAAGAAAAAGAAATCCTTCTACTGATCCGAAAGACATTCAAATTGAGGAACTAAAGAAACAATTTGAAGATATGCAAAAGGAATCAGTCAGAAAAGATTTGGAATTAAAAACTTCAAAAATTATAACTGAAAAGCATATTCCTATAGATTTTATGCCTTATGTAATCGGGGAAACGGAAGAATTGACATTAAATAATGTGAGAGTTTTAGAAAAAGCATTGAATGATTATTCGCAGACCGTTAGAGGACAAATTCTCAAAGATGGTGCGTATACGCCTCATAAGAGTTTCAATCATAATACTACTGTAAATCCATATGCGAAGGAAACGTTCTCTTTAACTAAGCAAATGGAACTTGAAAGATCCAACCCTGAACAGGCACAACAATTCAAAAGTCAATTAAATTTTTAGAGGTGAAATATGGAACAGTTAAAAGGAGAATTACAGGAATTAATAAATAAACATAATTCTTGCAATGGAAAAAATACACAATACGAACAAGCTCTAAATCAAGTAATAGAATTAATAGATTTCAAAATCAATGCTATTGCTTCAGATGTAACCAAAAAAATAATTTAAAATAAGAAAGGCAAAGGTGAATTATTATGGCAGATGCAATTATTAAATTAAGTGATGTTGTTATTCCAAGTCAGTTTTCAAATTATACAATGGAGAAAGCAGTTGAAAAGAACGCATTTTTTAGAAGTGGTATTATTTCTCCTAATCCACAGTTGGCAAGTTTACTTTCTACTACTGCAACGGCAGGGGGTAAGACCATTACAATGCCATTTACAAAGCCATTAGCAGGAGATGCACAAATTCCTTCTGAGGATGATGCAGTTACCATTAACAAAATGAATACCAGTACAGATACAGCACGTAGACAAATTTTGATGAATAGTTGGGGCGAAAATCAACTTGCAAGTTTACTATCAGGGCATAACTATATGGATGATATAGCTACACGAGTATCTGACTGGTGGAATACAACATTTAATAAGGTGATAATTTCTACTTGTAAAGGTGTTTTTGCTTCGACAAGTATGAGTACGAATAAGGTTGATGTTAGTACAGGTGCGTTTGCATTATCTTCGATTTTACAAGCTAAATTCTTGTTGGGGGATGCCCATGACAAAATTAAGGCAGTTGCAATGCATTCTCAAGCATATCGATTCTTTTTAGAATCAGATGCAATCGCAACTATACCATTGACTGATGGAACTGGTACAATTAAGCAATTTACGCCACTACTTTGTGGAGTTTTAGTAGACGATGCTATCCCCTATGACCCTGCAACAGGCATTGCATCCATTTATATGTACGGTGAAGGAGTATTTGGCTATGTTGCAGACAACAGTGGTATTATTCCAGATGAAATTTACAGAGACCCAAGAATCGGTTTAGGACAACCGCAATGGATCACACGAAGACAGTATGTTCTTCATCCTCTAGGTATTGAATGGAATGAACCTACTACCGCGATTACATTTCCATTACCTTCCGACCTTGAAGCTGGAGATAGATGGACAAGGAAGAAGGAAGTTAAGAATCTTCCTTTGGTAGAATACAAATTTAAAATATCTTAATTATCAAGGGGGGCGTAATGCCCCCTAATTTTTATGAAATAGGAGGGTCGAATTATGGAAGATAATCTCATTTTAATGAAACTTCTGTTGCAAATAGATAATTATGATCGAGATGATATTTGCAATTTTTATTTAACGAAATCAAAAAATGCTGTGAAAAAATACTGTCTACTGACGGAGGAGGAATATCTGCTTGCTAACTTATCCAATCAAACGGTTGAATTAGCTATGTTCTACTATCTGAACATGAAGAACGTTGGACTAAAGAGTGCCAGTGAGGGACCAAAGTCAAAATCGTTCGAAGGTGAAGCAATTCCTACCTTGATAAAAAAGACCTTACCATCACCAGCAATATTTTCAGCATAGGGAGCGTGGAATATGGATGAGCAAAAAGTATTTTTATTAGGTAATAGTCCAACAAACTCATGGCAAAAAACAATTTATTCAGGTGTTCAGCAGTTTAGCTCAGTGGTAAAAATCGGTGAATACGAGTTTTCAATTACAAAGAGGTTGTTTGTAGACTTAGAGCCTCTTTGTAAGATGGACGGTTATCTTGAAATAGAAAATAAGATTTACAAAATCCTTAAAATAAAAGAATATTCTGATTATATGGAAGTGTGGTTATATTTATTAAAAAGACAGACTGAGGTGATCTAATGAAATTGAATGAAAATATTGATTTTCTCTTGTACGAATTGGGTGAAACATATCTATTGAATGGAGTTTCACAGAGAGGTCTTTTTTCGGAAGTCACAGATAAAATCTCATTCTATGATGATATTATTTTGACTTGTGCTATTCCTATTGAGACTGGCAGCGTGATCCAATACCAATCTTGTAATTGGCTAATAATTAGCGAAATTCAAAACAACAACGATCAGGATGTAAACATTTTCAGAGCGCGGATAAGGAAATTTAATAATATTTTGATAGTAAATGTGAACGGAATATTACATGAAATACCTTGCTTAGTGACAGACAAGGTTGCTTTAGGTTTGGATGTAAATACCTATATCTCCACACTAGACACTCAAATCTATATCTTGGTAGCTAATAATACTATCAATAGAAATATTTCAACCAACAATATCTACAAGATCGGCAATCTGAATTATCAGGTGCAAAATATAGATGATATCTCCAAGCAAGGTATCCTTACAATAAAAATGGAATTCACAGTAGAACAACAGATTTTACCTAATTATTCCATTAACATTTTGAATGGAGAAAGTTCCTCAACCAATATTGAAACTCCTTTACAAATTAATATCCAAGAAAAAGATGGAGATACCATTTTGACTGAACCATTGCCTGTTGTCTTTACCTCAAGCGATGAAGCCATTGCAACGGTCGATTCTCTTGGATTGGTGACACCAGTATCTATAGGAAGCGTTACCATAAATGTAGCACTTGAATCTGATGCAAATGTTAGCGATTCCATTGCTATTACGGTGGAAAATGTTCCTATTGTGGAGACGTATTATTTAGAACTGACAGGTAGTGTTCAACCCGACACTGAAATAAAAAGTGGGCAAACAAAGACCTATACTTGTCTAAAGAAAAATAGTTCAGGTGTTATTGTTGAGGGTTCTGCCTTTGATTTCACTTTGATTCCAGGAACGACTTCACCAACTGCCTACACATTTACGGTGTTAAATGATACTCAATGCACTATAAAGGCAAATGCATATACTTACTACATCGATTTAGTGTCAACCGATAGGTCGGATAATACATTGACTGTTTCCAAGCATATAAAACTTAGGTCAATTCTTTAGAAGGATGACAAGACAAGCGAGTACATGATAAACGTACTCGCTTTTTGTATTGACCTTAGAAATTGTAAAAAAGTTAAGCCCTGAAACCCTTGGTATGTAAGGGTTTTGGAAACACATATTTCCTTAAAATAACTCTCTAAGCTGTTTAAATTGATCCAGGGTAAGAATGTGTTAGAAAATTGGCAGGAGGGCTTAGAGGGTCGATAATATGAAGAAAACATAATGTCAGAAGCGTATGGTGTGGACGATGGAATTAATTTAAAATGCGAACAGACTAATTAATAGAGAAAATAATAAAAAGCCCTGGCATTAGATTGCTTGGGGCTTTTGTGCGTTTAACAAATAGAAATAAATAGAAAAGAAAGAGGATGGAATATAAATGAGTTTAATACAAATAGAAACATCACAAAAATTACAATATTATACAGTTCCGCAAATCGCAAAACTACTTAATACAAGCAAGTCTTTTATATATAGTATGATCAATCAAGGCAAATTAAAAGCCATTAGAATCACGGAAAGACGAACAAGAATATCAATTCAAGCATTTGAAGAATTTACCCAACAAATAGACAAGTTAGAAGGAAACAATTATAATAAGGTTGTCGTTCAGCCTCGAAAGGGGCTAAAAATTAATGGCACAACTCAGAAATCGTGGAAGTAATGTTTGGCAAATCGTGATCTACTTAGGGAAGGGTGATGATGGGAAACCGCAAAGTTATAGCGAAACCTTTCATGGTACTAAACCGATGGCTAAAGCATATAGCAATGATTTAGAGAAAGATATTAAACGCAAGGTTGGGTCGTCTAAGTCGGTTGCGTTTACCATTAATGACTTGTTTGATAAGTGGTTGAGTTCTATTAAGGGTACAATTGGTAAGCGCACCTATGAATCATATGAATATCAGACTAGAAGACTGAGACCCTTTATTGGTGATCTACAACTTTATACGTTGACAAACTTCGAATTAGTAGAGCGACTTAAACCATTAGAAGATGAAAAGATTTCAATCAGAACAATCAAAGACTTTCATACTACTTTACGAACGGCTATAAATTGGGGTTCAGTCTTTAAACTGGTTGAAAAAGATGTTTTGAATGGGGTTAAACATCCTAGACTTGAACGTAAGAACCGAGACGTATTTAAACTGAATGAGCTTGGAATATTTATTGAGAATGCTAAAAGTTATAAATTCGGTTTGGTTTTAAGAGTTCTAGCTTTAACAGGGATGCGAGTGAGTGAAGTTCTTGGTTTAACATGGAGCAATGTGGACTTCGAGCATAATAAGATTAAAATTACTCAGGCTGCTGATATAAAAGATCGGGTAAGTAAAGAAACTAAAACTGCAAATAGTCAACGTGAACTTGAAATGGATGAAGAGACGATGCAACAGTTTAGACTTCAAAAGAAGAAGTCAGTAGGTAAGTGGTCTCAAAATGATTTTGTCTTTCAAGGTGAAGGTGGCAAACCTGCAAAATATAGTGCCATATGGAAGACAAAAGAAGCCGTCTTAAGAAAGGCAGGACTACACCATATTCGTATTCATGATTTACGTCATGGTATGGGTTCGATTTTATTGGATGAGGGTATTCCACTAACGGCTGTATCTTCTACGTTAGGTCAGGTTCCAGCAACTACAGCAGCGGTTTATGGACATTCTCTTAGAAAAGGTAAGAGTATCGCTAATCTATTGTCTATCACTAATTGAATAATTCAGTCAAGAACTCGGTCATACTTGCTGAAACCATACTCTTGCAAGGGTTACAGGGTACTGTAAAATGGTTCGAGACCAGTATCGCCCACCAATGATTTAGATAGTGGACTGTGGCAACATGCCGGAGTCCATTTTGTGTTACCCCAGCAGATATAAGGTTTTTTAATATACAATTTTTGGACATAATAGCTTTGGCTGGGTATTTCTTGTTAATGAGGTGAACAATGACAATGTCAATTATCTTAGGCCCTCGTCTGCAAACAGTCGCATCGTTTGTTCCAGACGGTGCAAAACTCGGAGACATAGGGACAGATCATGCATATTTGCCGATAGCCCTCTATGAGAATCAGCGGATATCAAGAGCAGTAGCCATTGACGTCCATGAAGGGCCGTATCAATCTGCTTTAGCTGCTGTCAATGGTCGGAACTTAGAAGCCATCATAGATGTACGGTTTGGTGATGGATTAATGCCACTCGAACCCGGGGAAGTCAATGTTTTAACCTTTGCGGGAATGGGTGGAAGAACCATGCTAGATATTCTTTCTGCCCGACCTGATGTTTTAAATTCCGTTGCCGATCTCATTATGCAACCGCAAGGTGGCGAGGGTGCTGTACGGCTGGCCTTATTGGAGGG